GTAACGTCAGTCATAGCAACTGAGCCGCCGCCGCCACCGCTAATTGTAATTGTTTTAGTTGCGCCTGATCCTGTCGCTACAACACCTGAACCTACAAAGTTAATAGTTGTAGCCGCTGTTGCTAATGCTGAACCTTCGTCTTGTATAGTAATAGCAGTACCACCGCCACCTGTTGCATCATCAACCCAAGCAAAGTCAGAACCTGTCCAACTTAAGATTTGATCTGCAGATGCACTACTTGTATTAAGGTGTGCAGATACATCTGAATCAGTATATGATCCGCCACCGCCACCTGATTGTGCTACCCAGTCATAATCTGAACCGTTCCAACTTAATACTTCGTTAGTACTTGCTGAACCGGTATTTAAATGAGTATCAACATTTGCATCAGCGTATGAACTGCCACCGCCTTCAACCCAACTGTAAGAACCGTTTGCGCTTGTACTTAAAACATAACCGTTAGTTTCATCGCCAATAATATTTGTATTATAAACAAACGGATTAAGAGGATCTACATAATTGAGAATTGCGCCTGCTGAAGTATCAGAAAGTAATCTTCTCCAAGTTCCATGAGCGTAATACAATGAACCTGTGTCATGTGCATGGCCTATAGAACCATGATATGTACCTGCATTAACATTATCGAGATTTAGTTTTGTATCATATAAGAAAGATACTTTGTGTGGTTTACCTAACAAGTCTAAATTGCCGTTAATATCAAATAGATCCACTGGATTATTTGCATCTCCTAACGCAAGATAAAGCTCATTAAAATTATCGTTGGCTTTGTCGAATGCATTTCTTAACGGATCACCTGTACCGTCGTTAGCGGATGCACCGATATTAATTATTTGTTTAGACATTTTATTTTCCTAAAATTCCGTATAGTTATATTTATTGCTTATGAAGGCTGAGTTATAATATCATAATCGTTTTCTAAGTACTGGCCAAGCAAGTGTTTCATATCATCCGAGACAACATGAGCAACATCTTCACGGAAGAATATTACATTTCCATAATCATAAATTCTACTTGTTACGCCATACAGTGGTCCTGTTGTTAATTGAAGTCCTGTATATCCTTGTGCCTGTGCAAACCTAAACGCAGACTCTGGAGCAGGCAAGAAGTTAATTCCTACGAATGATCCACCAGCGTAAGGAACAACAGTATCTGCTCTTCCGTTCATTTGAACAATTCTTCTTTGTGGTATTGGTGTCTTCTGTGTTGTATAACCATCTTGTGGCCATTCATCACCTGTATATAAATCATTTAATGGATACCAGAACGCGCTATTTCTATATTGGAAATCGTGAGTTTGTGATATCATACATACAATTGTATCAACAGAAAGATCGTCAATTTCAACAGCGGCTCTCAATGCAAGACTACCACCATTTGATACACCTACAATACGAATCTTATTTTCGTCAACGTTATTATATAGTTTCAGTTTGACAATAAGTTCTTTCAACATAATAATATCAGGACCGTTTGAAGTTTCATTTGAAACATTCCAACTATTTTCATAGCCGTCAACTCCAATACATATATGTCCTGGCAATTCGTCAGCGAATTGTGTTACCATTGCTGAACCTGTTTCGCCTTCGCCATGTAATAAAATAGCAACTGGGAATGGTCCTGATCCCGATGGTATAGCTGCTGTTATACTATAATCATGGAAACCTTGATTCCAATTCTTCGTAATTGTTAGATCAGCGGCATTAGATTGAACTAATGTTAATCCACCGGTTCCGCCAGGAGTATGGTCGGCTGATACGCTTGTACTATCAGAAGTAAAGTTAGTAACACTTGCATTCAGCTCTGTCACATCAGCAACATCGAATGGAGATCCTAGGCCTTTATCATTGAATCTTCTTAAGAACCTCGGTTTAATTGTTCCGCCAACCTTAGCTTTAAATATAAAATCACCAAACAGTTTTGAGCCTGCCAAGTGAACATTTTCTTTTAATAACTTTTCGTAATTCTGTATAGGCAAACTTGATTTAATTTGATATGAATACTCTTGATAGAAATTACTATCTTGTATTCTTTGTCCTGAATCGAAGTACTCTTGATCGTATACATTAATCTCTTCGCCAAATTCCCAGACAAGGTTTTCCATTGAGTTATACCAAAACTGGTTTTTCATTGAAGGAACAACAATATCATTCCATCTTGCCGTAATATTTGCGGCCGCGGTTCCAGATCTTATCTGAGTTAGCAATGTTGAAGTGAAGACGTAAGGCAAGAGGTTGAGAGGCAGGCCTTCTTTACTTAAATCATATATTGCGAATCCATCTGAAGCAATGCCACTAAACCAAGTTATGAATGCAGGAGCTAAAGCAGGGTAATCTAATATTGGATCAAAGCCTAGAGCTATTTGAGCAACTATTATAGGTAAATCTGCTGTGGGTAAATTCGTTGTCGTTGTTGTTACACTATTTTGTATCCAACCACTTATTTGAGAATTTGTGCCTGCCCAGTATCCACTCGTTATACCTTGGGTATCTGCTTTAATAATGCCGTGAGAAACAAATTCATTATCGTCTGTTCTTAATTCGCCTAAACCATTTGCAAAATCAGTAACCTGTGATTCGTCTACTTCGTATTCCCAATAACCAAAGCCAGAATTTAATATATTTACTTCTGAAATCTTTCCTACGGCAAATTCTGTTTCTGATTTAATGATTGCGTTATCACCAAATCTTGCAGTTCCTATGTAATCAGTTGATATACTTAAAACATTTTTTACCTCACTTGGTGAATTCTCAAATGCAATATTTTCGTTTTTATTTAATCCATTAATATTGAATGGAGTAATTGTAATAAATCCGTCTTGTTGGTTGACATCTTTTACGATACCTTTTATGCCTGAGGTAAGACCAATTATTCTATCTTTTACTGAGAACGAACCAGCATCACCAGCATCAGCAAATAAAACAACTTGATTCTTACGATCTACATTTTTAAGTAATGAATCTTGAGCAATCGCAAAAACGTCATTCTGATAATCGGCACCAGGATTAATATTATCAAATCCTATAATAGAACCAATTGTTAAATCTTGAATATCAAATGCCTGATCCAAAGGAGTATCAATATTAACTGGTGAAGCAGTACCTGACATTGGAGTAACTGCACCATAATCAGCAGCATCAAGTGTAATAGATACATAAGGCAATATGACATCGGTAATAATTGAAGCAATAGATGCATCAGATAATCCTGAAACTTTTACATCGTCTAAACTTAATGTGTCAGGATATAGAGGACCAGGAGAAGAACCATTCACTGGTACTAATTGATTTGCTACATCAGATAAGTTAATTGTTAATTGAGGTTGAGCTACACCGTTAATTGGTGGCCTGACTGTTGTAACTGCAACATTAGCATCAAATCCGTCTACAGCAGATGCCGGGTCAAGCTTAATACCTATCGAAGATAAATTTTGTCCGATAACTTTACCGGTGTTACCGTTAGCATCTTGTAATGTTTCACCTATAACAAATTCTTGATTAAAACCATTCTCACTGTTATCAAGAATGATAGATTGGTCTGAAACAAGTAATCTTGTA